CTCATTCGTGTCAATCCTCTTATAACTTATGGTATCTTTAATACCCTCTAAATTGTCATTAAGGTTATATCTAACCACATAGAATCCGTAATCTGCCTTCTCTACTGAGAAAGCCACCTTGACTTCCTTATTAATTACCCCTACCATTGCTATTTCTTCCTCCTTAGGGAAAAATGCTTCTACCTTTTGTTTTGCCATAATTTATTCTTGATTAAAATCTACCTCAGTTAAGTCAATCTTAACATTCAGATTATCTAATAACTTAACCTGAACGTAATTCTTTATAAAGTTCTTCTGCCATCTACTTCCGTAGTTATCACGATATGCTCGACAAGTGGTCATAAAGTGATTCTTAGAGCCTTTTAAGACACTTTCTGCATACTTGATACCTTTGCCCTTAATACCACTAATTGAATCAGTGCTGTCGCCCATAATCACCTGAACCCATAAATTATAATTAGCCTCCTCTTCTGTGATATTATACACCTGACCAAATCTCTGGTAGTAGGTGTCAAACATTACTATCGGATATTGCTTGAGGTCCTTGTCCATTGATGCAATAACCACCTCTGTAAATGGATACTCTTCCTTGCACTTCTTGTAGTAGGAGATTAGTACATCATCACTTTCGTAACCTCCGAGACCATAAGCGTTCCAACTGCCAATTAAGTATTCCTTAATTTCATTGTAGAATTTAGGTAGTTCTTTGTTTGCACGACCAACTTTATAACTCTTTACAATTTTCTTCCTGAAGTTATTGTTGAATGGTTTCTCTACAAATAATGTGTAATGACTTGCTCCAGATGTCGCTATAATATTTGATATTGCTTGGTCTACTTTGTCGTATGCTTGGTCTACTTCTTCGCAGTTATTGCAAATGTATGCAAAACTGTCGGCATCTATTAAAATTATTTTATTCATTTCTACACAATTATTAAGTTTGTTTTGTTTTTATACTTCCCATTCAATTGATCTGATAATTTACGTCTATCCATATTTATATAGTCAGACGCTTCTTTTATAGATTTATAAAATACACCATTAGAAGTATCTAAAACTATCTTTCTAAGATTCTCTATTCTTTTGTCTATATGGTCTATAGATTGTTTTTTCCCTTTTATTGAATTAGATATTTTTATTTTAGTTTCAAGACTAACAACTTTCCCTTTAGAACTTTCGCTCATCTTTCTCTTTGATTCTTCAGTATGTATTCTGCCTTTGGATTTATCACTCATCTTTCTCTTTGTTTCTTCTGAGTGTTTTTTTCCTAACCAAACTTGATTTCCTTTAGACTTTAAACCTATTTTCTTTTTTGTTTCTTCAGAATGTTTTCTTCCAGTTTGAGATAAGGACATATTTTTTTTAGCTTCTTCAGAATATTTTCTGCCTATAGAATTTATAGAAATTTTTTTCTTAGTTTCTTCAGACAACTCTCCGAATTTATCGTTTGACTTTGTTAGCCTACAATTTAATCCTTTCTTCAGAACATCATATAAATCTTGATAATACCTTTCTCTGTCATTAAGATTACTTACTTCGCATTCCTCTAAAATTTCAAAGAAATGATTTTCAAATCCGTATTTATTAAGCGACCAATACAGTGCCTTTTGACCTTTACATTTTAATTTTTTATATTCAGAAAACCTTCTTTCTATATTTAATGATTGACCTATATACACTTTATTTGAAGGACTTGTTATTTTGTAAATACCGCATACTGATTTTTTCATACCATTTAAAATTAAAAAGCCTCACAATACTTCAAGGTCTCGACTCCTATCCGTATCGCAAGGCAAATATTTTTATTGCATTATGTTGTCGAGATTTCAAATGCAACGCAAAGATATGAAAAATAAAATTAAATTCCCAACTCTCTTTTCTGTTCTGGTGTTATATCGTACTTCTCAAGCATCTTTAATGTCGCCTCCCTATCTTTCTTTAGTGCATCTTTAACCTTTGATAAGTCGCTTATCGTTGGTTTCTTAGAGGTTGGTGCTGTAGGTTTGTTATAGGTTACCGTAGATGGTTTTACAACTTCTGTAGGTTTTCTTTCAGGATTATCAATATCATCTTCGTCTGTACTAATGTGGAAGTACTTAAGTAAGAAGTATCTCTCTGCGTATGTTAATGCTGAACCCAAACCTTTTTCCCAATCATTTTGACCATTAGCTGCAAACATATTCTCATCCTTCTCTCCAGTCTCACAATCTACCCAAGTGAATCGCATAATTGCTTTTGTAAGTATCTCGCTTTTAGATCCACTCTTAGCGGTGTAATCTTGCCTTGTATTCTCAATATCAATTACCTCTTGCTTTAAGATAATACCTAAGTCATTCATCATAGGTTTGATGTGTTCTAATACCTTTGAGCCTGATACATATTGGTATCCGAATGATTTTGAATCTTTACCAAGACCAACTACTACTTTTTGAATCTCTAATAATTTTTGAAATAAATTCATTTTCTTTTCTGTGTTTTTTGTTGCCATAATTTTTGTATTAAAAAAGAGAAGTACCATACGATACCTCTCTTTAGGTTAGTTGTGTTATTTAGTAGTATTTCTCAATGAAAACCTCTAAATCAAATGTTTTAATCAGTTTTTTTATTTCGGGATTACTGAAAACCCTTAGTTAAAAGGTAAATCATCGTGAGCCTCTTCTTTCTTAGAAGTCTTAGATGCTTTTGAACCTTTATCACTATCACTCCATAATGACTTTCCATTACCTAAGAATAATCTGTTCTCCTTAGCCTCACGCTCTTCTTTGGTTTGTGACTGCCATAAAGAAACATTGTTTCCGTACTGGTCCTCCTCATCGTTTACCGAGATGGTAAGGTTTATGTACTTACCTCCATTTTTACCTTCAACGATTCTTGTTTTGTCAATTTTTGTTAGATCAACGCTAACTGCAATTAATTGAGCCATATAATATAATTTAAAATGTATTGCCTACTATGTTCGGTGTTCGGCTTCTCCGTGTCGGATATTCAGATACGCAAATATATAATATTTATTTTTAAATAACTAATTAAAAAGGACATATTTCTTTAGGTATAACTTCTATATACTTATTTAAGTCATTCCTCTTTATAAATTTACCTGATATGTAATAACCTATGCTACCACCCTTAACTGATTGTTTTATTATGATTCCACGCTGACAATTTATTATCTTCTTGCATAATGTTACTTTATAATTATGGTGTTCTTTAAACCTCCAATATACTTTGTAATTTATACTTACTATCTCAAAGTTTTTCATTGTAAATCAATTAGTTATAGTGTGGTATTGTTTCGCCAATCAAGTAGTTATCGGCAACCTTAAAAAGACAGCGTACCTTGTTTGATACTTTCTGAAATTCGTTTGATTGCCTTGTCAATATATTCTTTGTCAATTTCACACGCTGTTAAGTGTAAATTCATTTTATCTAATCGGTTCGCTTTATCAACCGCCAAAGCTATTGAACCGCTCCCGAAATGGGTGTCTAAAATTTTCATTCCTTCAGTTGCGTATTTCGTCAAAATCCAATCATATAAATTTACAGGCTTTTGCGTTGGGTGTATGCAGTCTTTACCGCCTCGTGTTCCTTCAAATTTATGAATAGTGTATTTTCTAACTGCTGTTTTCATATTTGTCCATGCCAGTTCACAGTCTGCAAAGTCAGTACCCTCATTCTTTTTGTCCCATACAATCCAACAACTACTATTTGGGGTTGGTATGTTTTCAATAAAATGGTTTGCACCCCAAATAATTACATTTTTTGAAACTCTTAAAAGTTCATTAAAGTATGCTTTATCTGGTGGTTTATTATCCCACCCTTTTGCTTTGTACTTTGGTTCTCTTAAATAACTGTTTGGTCTGCTCGGTGAAGTTCTAACGCCTTTTCGTCCGTCTTCCCCAATCCCATAAGGCGGGTCAACAATAGCCAAATCGAAGTATTTATCAGGGTATTGTTTCATAATTTCCATACAATCAGCGTGGAAAAGAGAAAGAAAAGGCAGCCGATAACACGGTATAAAACCAATAGCGGTTTCGGTGGTATTCTGGGCGTTTGTGGTTTCTATATTCATTCGTTTAATTTGATAAGTTATTACTATTTAATCCGCTACTGGTCTTATACCAAACGTTATGCCTCATTTTGTGGAAACTCGACACCGAACTTTAATTCGACAATATGCTTCATGCAATTTTGCTTAATGATTTGTTGCTGATGAACGTACTCTTTGAATTGTTCGCATATTGCTTCTAATTGAGCAACTGAGTGATTTCCTTTACCATCAAAAAATGGTTGTTTAACAATCATCCCTTTGTAATGAATTGGTGTGTACATTTCATCTGACATATAAACTAAATGTTCTGTTTTTAATTCTGACATAATTTTATTTTTTAGTTGTTAATAATTGATTTGTGAAAAAGAACGAAGGCATAACAGCACATAAGCAAAAGCCCAAATCCATCGCTAAAGCCACCGCTATTTGTGCCTTCGCTTATCTGCAAAACGTTATTTCAATTGACTGCTTATCAGTTCGTAGTAAGCATCACTCTCATTCCAATCATTTATAAGTGATTGCTTTATTACCTCAAGTCTACCAACTAAAAAAGTGTTCTCTAATTGTTCTGCAATATACATTAGTTTATCTAATTCTGCAATAATTTCTACCTTATTCATATTATTAAAATAATTTATCATACATTTCTTCCTTTAACTCAATGCAATCTGCTTCATTCATTATCGGCAATATGTCTATGCCATTATGATACACTGCTTGTATTACGATTTCTGGATTCAACTCTGGATCATCATCCATAGTTTCGTAGTATACACTAACTATTTTACCTCTGTATTTAAAGTGTTCCATATATTATTTCTTTTTAAATTTTTCAAACCATTCTCTCACTTCTGCATCTGATTCAAAGTGGTCTTGGTAAATACTTCTTTTATAAAGCAAGTCAATTACTTCTTCCTTACTATAACTTCTTTCTTGTTGCCATTTAGCACCTTGTTTAAATCCATATATACCATTAGTATATTCAAATTGTTCAGCAACTTCTTCAAGTGTTTCTTTATTTTCCATCTTATTTATCTTTAAATTGTCTTAAGGTATTTCTTTAATTGCTTAATGCTCAGGAATTCAAATCTAATGTCTTCTGTTTCATACAATACAAAACCACTGCCATCTGAGAATATCTGTATCATATTAGTATCACCACTTACTTTATTTAATTTCTCTAATTTTTTAAGTATTTTTTTCATCTTATTTGTATTTTTTTAAATTGATTTAGCTACTTCTTCTACACTTACAATAGTGTAACCTTGATTCTCAGCCATCTTTCTCCAATAGTTCTTAGCCTTAATATCTAAAGCCTCACAAATATCTGTAACACCATCGAATACAATCTCCTTACCTTTGGGAGACAATACAGTAATCATTTTAGACACCCTACTACTCTTACCTACTAAATCTTTCGGTCTTGTTTTATTATTAACTCTTACATACTCAACACCTTCAAAATCATCTTGAGTAAATTTATTGTAGTCCTTGTAGTTTAGTTTGTTTAGGTGGTGATTCCTTAATATCTTAGCCACCTCGAATAATGTGAATTTCTTTACTTCCATTTTATATTTTTATATTTTGTTTCTTAAATTACTTCCCAATCGCCATTTATTATATGGCAATTTTTAAATCTGCCTAAGGACAACTTCCCTTTATCATTAAGGAAGGTAAAGCCATACTTGTTGCTCCAAATAACATCGTACGCCTTACCTCTTGTTATAATACCCTTAATTATTTGGTTTCGTATGTCTATAGTACACCTAACTCTCTTCATCTTCTTCAAACTCACAATGCTCCAGGCAGTCTGCACAAAGTTCATTATATATGTGATGTCTACCTGCACCACAACAATTGCTATACTCTTCCATACTTTATTCTTCTTTTAATAAAAATTTAACTTTACTTTTTGCATCTGTATTTAATTCTAATTCATCTATACTACTATAACCTGAGTTCCATTCAAAGTAGTATGTATTTAGCCAAGTAATCTTTCTAAGGAATCTTCCATATCTATTTATTACATAGATAAATTCTCCTAAGTGTAATTGACTTCCGTGTATTTGTGCAGTTTCTGTCATATCTTATTTGTATTTAGCGCCTCTCACTCTCATTAGTTAAAGACTTCGTTTAAATCTACGTTATATATTACACTAGCTTGTAGTGTTAAGGATTCTAAATCAAGGCATAGAAGTTCAAACCAAGTATTATCACTCGGTTCAAACAATCTCATTTGCCAGAATTCATCCACTCTATTTACTACTATTAATCTTTGGTGGTTTGTTCTTACCATACATTATTTTTCTAATGGTTATTAATCCAAATAAGGACTCCTTACGCCCTATCTTATTGTTCTTATCATCAAAGATTGTTGTTTCTATTATAAGTAATTGTATCATAGTTCAGCGTCAAAACAGCAACTTCCGTTTTCTTTTATACAATCTCTTATTTTTATACCTAAGCATAAATCAGCATATTCACTTAATTCACTGTTTGTTATTCCAGCTTTAGATAACATCTCATCATTGTATCCAGTAATGCCTTCAAAGAACTTCTCAATAATATCAAGTTTATCTCCAAGATTATCTTGTATGTTCTTTATTTCTTCTTCAACACCTTCTAAGTCTTCTTCGCTAAAGTAATACTCAACGTATGATGGCTCATTGTGAGTAACTCCAAATCTATCTGCCGCTACACTTGATTGAAGACCAAACCAAAACTTCCCTTCTATGTCTCCTTGATAATATCTGCCCATAACTAATTGATTATCAGGTTATTAAACTTTTGTACTACTCTTCCAACTGTTCTATGGTTTGTACCATATTGTTTTGCAATTTTTCTCATTGATATTCCTTTTTTAATTAAATCACTCCACTCCTTGTGGAATTTGTTATTACCTTTATCTTTTATTTCTGTATATGGTTTATGTAAACCAATATCGTATGCGTGTTTTGAATTTTCACTTCTTGTGCACCATTCTAAATTTTCTACACGATTGTCGTGCTTTATTCCATTGATATGGTTTACAATTTCTTTACCAAAAGGTTTTATTAGATATGCTTTAGCTACAAGTCTGTGAACAAAATAAGCTTTGTTACTTATCTTAACTTTAACATATCCTCCGTGCCCAGTTTTTGATAATTTTAATTCAGTAAGTTTATTAAACTTTCTTTTACTAAATACTTTACCTTCTTTAGTAATAAAATAATCTTTTTCTACTTCTACCATAATTTTATATTTTTTACAAAGATACAAAATAATGTGGTATTTACTAATATCTTCCCATAATTTCTAATTGTCTAATTGTTGTTTATTTTAATTGTTTTCTAATTCCATTTCAATCGTATTCATATCAGCACCTATAAGACCATCTAAGCGTTTTAATATAGTTTCTGATGTATATACTACACTTGAGTCCCAATAGTCCTCCATAGACTCTATATATCCTTCTCTTAAATCATCTTCTATCTCACTTGAATCTTTGTATTCTTGTAAGTATTCGTGAATACCACCACTGTATTCTGCGGTCTTGAATAACTTTGCATCTGTATAACCTCCACGAGCATCAGCACCATTGTGTATTTGTATTAAGTAGTAGGTATCTCCATCAATTTCAAGTCTACTGTATTGCAATATCTGTGATAGATCTGAATCACCATTGTATGTGTTGAATGTGCACTCTACATTAACTTCGTAATTATTTTGTAGCCACTCAGCTGCTCTATTTGATACACCATATATAGATTGTCCATGTAATTCACCTTCCCAATCTGCTGGATTGTTATTGCGTCTATTAAACTTCTCGCACACCTCATCAAGTTCAAGACCGCATAAGTAATGGAATACTGATACATTTCTATATATATCATTGTACTTCATATCGAATTGGTATGATTCCTCAGGCTCATTCATAAAGTCCTTAATTGATTTCTTTTGGTTACGTTGCCAACCTCTATTGTTTGCACCTCCTGAATCTAAGAAGTGAGTGCCTGTGTTTTGAGTTAATAAGTTATAAACCAATCTTTGTACTGCATTTGTTTTCATAATTGTATAAGTTTTAAGTTATTATTTTATTTTAATATATGTTTCCATCTTCTGTAAATTCGTAGCCGCTATCCATTAGATCTTCTGTTATAGCCTCGTCAGAGAATTGGTATTCAATATCTGATTCTATTGTTTTAAGTATAACTTCAATATGATTATTAAATTTATCTTTTGCGCTATATATAACTTTTAACTCATCTTCGGTAGGTTCATCAAAATCATTATCAAAATCAAACTCAATAGTTGTACTTCTATTTCTACCACTAGGAGTATATATATTATAACACACTTTTTGCAATAAGAATTCATCTGTAATACCTAACCAAGTATAAAACTTTTCATCGTCTGTTATTTCCATAGCTGATGTACAATCTAAATACCATTCCCTATCTGCTGAGAAGTATATATTTTTTCGTGTATTCTTTATCAATGGAAAGTTATAGGACTCTCCATATAGTTGTTCCATTTCTTTGTGTGGCGGTTCAAATAAAGAGCAGTCATCTATTGCCCATTCTGCAAAGTCATTGTATTCATATAATGATTCTCTTCTTTTATCTATTGCATTTTGTTTTGCTTGCTCTGATAACTCTTCAAAGTTATATACTTTTAATTCAATTGTTCTCATCTCTATAAGTTTTTAAATTCTACCATAATAAGTTTGTTCTTGATATTCTACTTCTGTGTAGTCTTGCTTTACATTGTTTGCGGTTGCCTCCCAATCAATTTCTATCCACGAAGGGAAGTCTTTTGATATATAACCGCAGTCTTTTAGTAGGTCCTCTACATATTCTTCCCAATAGTCTTCTGAAACCAGAGTGCAACCATAGTCAAACTCACTACCTATTGCATCTTCTATCTTATTTATCTCCTCTATCTCTTCCAATTCATCTTCCCAATCTTCTTTCCAGGATTGTATCTCTTCCTCTTCAAATAATATATCATCGAAGTCATCTGTTCTATCTTCGTAGTGTTCAAAGGTTTCCAAGAATGAATCTAAAATAGATTGTTTTAATTCGTCTCTCTTCTCTATTAGGTCTCTTGTGTCAATAATATCTTGTCTCATAATTTTATAATTTTATATTTGTTTAATTTACCAACGTGTTTCTTTTGGGCAGTTAGCTGCCAGCTCTCTTAATGCTCTTAATAATTTACTCATGCCTCTTAAAATTTAAAGACCACTTTATTATATAGCCTCTGATTTAACAATTCTTTTGCTTTGGTATAAGATATACCTTCCTGATTCATAACGTCTGTAATCGCTTCTGAATACACTCTACGTTTGTGTTCTAAGTGTTCGACTACTTGCTGAACATTTACTCTACCTGATTTGATTCGTGATCTCATATCTTAATCAAAATTAAATTCTCTAATTACTTTTATACTCTTGTCTGGACTTGTACTAATTAATTTAGTTACATTGTAGCCTCTTGAGGTGTAGTTTCTGCGTGCTGTTTCGCTACCTCCAAGCCTTCTAAACCATTTTAAGGTATTAGGGTCTACAATATTATTGTATTGTTTAAAATCAATAGTTTTATTCTCTATTGTTTTAGATCCGTTCTCTATTCGAGTTTCAGTTAGTTGTATCATAATACTTTATTTTTTGATTCTAAATTCTTTATACATTAAGAAGCCTACAATTAATAAGCAGGCTGTCATTATAATTTGGTTACTTGTGTGCATTCCTATAGATGCAATTATGATGAGTATGATAGCTTTCATTTTAAAATATTTTATTATCTGTTAAATTAATTTCTTGTACTCTTACTTCTTTACATAAATACTTTGTTTCAAGTACTTGCTTTATCTTATTTGCTACATCTAAAGATCTTATTTTACCTTCATTAGTTTGCGTGCATAGTATTTGTTCCTCCTTATATTCTCCATAAGCAGGAACACCCCAAATGATATACTCTAAATTCATAACTTTATATTTCTTGGTTTGATTTTATTTTTATATTCTTAAGTAGAAATCCCTGAGCGTCAACTAATTCTATATATATGTTAACTTTTCTTTGTAATGATTCTTTAAACCACACCTTACATTCTTTATTAAAATCTTTTATTGCCTTGCTACTGGCTGCACTATATGTTTTGAATTCTTTATCATTACCGTATTCGTAATCGTTGTGCATAATTAATAACGTATCATTGTTATTAGCTTTTAAATAAATTGTTTGATTCATAACTTTATAATTTTACTATGAATGGATTGAAACACCCACTTATATATTGAACTTTATATTTGTTTCCTTTGTATTCAGTTGTGCAGAAGTCCGCATCATCTTTGTTTATATCTATAGTATGTATATATTTAAAGTCGTTGTTTATATATACATTTTCTATATCAAAATTATTTTCTTTTGCCATACGTTTTAGTATAGCGTTCCCTATTCTTAAGTCTCTAACTATTTCCATAACTTTATCTTAATTTTATTATTAA